GGTCATCTTAAAGCTCGATTATTTTTTAGCGTCAGCGTTTGCAGTAACTTAACTACTTAACTATTATGGTTAACAAGTGCTTAACTCTTAACTAATGCTTATAACCTATGTAGATTTAGCGAAAATAAAAAATGTTAGCAAAAGTGCAGTATCACAAAGAAAAGCAAAAGGAATATTTAAACAGGCTTTAGTAAAAACAGAAGATGGAAAAGACTTTTTAGATAAAGATTTAGCATTACAGGCATGGGATGGAATTTTTATACCAGTTAAGGAAGCAAAAAAAGATTTAAAACAAAAGATAGATAGTTTGCCTTCTGATTCCATACCAGATTTTGCAGAAAGTAAAGCTAAAAGAGAATTTTATTTAGCAGAATTAGCAAAGTTAGATGTATTAGAAAAGAAGAAAGAATTAGTTAGTGTTGAAGAAATAAAAAAAAGCAGTTTTGCAAAAGCTAGAGCTATAAGAGAGCAACTTGTTAATTTAGCAGATAGGTTAAGTCATCAGTTGGCAGGTGAAGATGATGCAACTGTTATTTATAAAATTATTAATAGTGAACATAGAGAAGCACTTGAGAATTTATCACAATGAACGCATGGGAAGAGGGATTTTTAGCAGGGTTGAGACCAGAAAAGTCTTTAACTGTTAGCGAATGGGCAGATACTTATAGGATTTTGTCTAGTAAAGCTAGTAGTGAACCAGGTAAATGGAGAACAAGTAGAACACCATACCTAAAAGACCCTATGAATTGTTTAGGTACACAAAGTCCTGTACAACGTGTGGTGTTAATGTTTGCAGCACAAACTGGAAAGACGGAAGCTCAAAATTGTTGGCTAGGTTATGTTATTGATCATGCACCTGCACCTATGTTACTTGTCCAACCTACATTAGAAATGGGTAAGAGATTAAGTAAGCAAAGATTAGAAAGTATGATTACTGATACCCCTTGTCTAAATGAAAAGATTGCACCATCTAGAAGTAGGGATAGTGGTAATACATTAAGCAGCAAAGAATTTCCTGGTGGCATGATGCTTATCACAGGAGCAAATTCAGCAACAGGACTAAGATCAACACCATGTAAGTATATAAGTTGTGATGAGGTTGATGCATTTCCATCTGATGCATCAGGTGAAGGTGATCCTGTAGCACTTGCGGAAAAAAGGGCAACAACATTTAGTACACGTAAAAAAGTATTACTTACATCTACACCTACAATTAAAGATTTTTCAAGAATAGAATCTGAATATTTAGCATCAGATCAAAGATTATATTTTGTACCATGTCCAATTTGTAATGAATATCAAGATTTACGCTGGAAACAATTACAGAAAGATGATGTAAATAATGTGAAATATAAATGTATTCATTGTGAAGGTTTATTTGATGAGAGTCATAAAACAAAGATGTTAAGGCAGGGAGAATGGAGGGCAATGAAAGAAGGTGATGGTATTACAGCAGGTTTTAGATTGAATGGTTTATATAGTCCATTAGGTTGGTTTAGCTGGAAAGAAGCGGTTATGGAATTTAATAAGGCAAAAGGAGATGCACCATTAATAAAAACTTTTGTGAATACTAGGCTTGCAGAGACATTCGAGACGGACTATGTAAGTGCCATGAGTGCAGAAGGGTTATTAAAAAGATGTGAAAGTTATGAACAGGCAACTTGTCCAAAAGGTGTTTTATTTCTTACTCAGGGTGTTGATTGTCAGGTAGACAGATTAGAAGTTAGTACATGGGGATGGGGTAAAGGTGAGGAAGCATTTTTAATAGATCATGTACAGTTATGGGGTGATCCACATCAGGCAGAAGTATGGAAACAACTAGAAATTGTCATTAATCAACAGTATGAACATGAGAATGGTAAAAGTTTAGTACCTGTTATTAGTGCTGTGGACTCTGGTGGTTTACATACTCAAGAGGTTTATCAATTTGCTAGAGAAAAAGTAGCACAAGGTGTTATTGCTATAAAAGGACAATCACAAGCTAATAAACCTGCTATAGGTAGACCTACAAAAGTAGATATTAATTTTAGAAAAGCTAACAGGGCAATAAAAAAAGGAGGCAAGGTTTATCCCTTAGGAGTAGATACTATAAAAAATACCTTAATGGGTAGACTAAAAAATAATAAAATTGGTAGTTATGGTTATGTTCATTTTCATGCAAGTACTACAGAAGAATTTTTTAAACAGTTAACAGCAGAAAGACAATTACTAAAAACTAACAGGAGTGGTTTTCAGGTTCCACAATGGGTTTTACCTTCTGGTGTTAGAAATGAAGCTTTAGATACGTGGGTTTATTCTTATGCAGCAATGTGTTTATATATAAGTCCATATAATAGAAATACAGTATGGGAACAGTTAGAAAATAAATTTAATGAAACAGATAATGTAGTTAAACAAAAAAAAGGTACAATAAAGACAACACGTAAAACTGACTTTGTAAATTACTGGTAAAACTATGTGGAAATCTGATTTACCTTATGAAATAACAGCAGGTACGACAATAAAATGGGTAGATGAAGCAACTACTGCTGGATTAAATGACACTATAAGTAGTCCTGATTGGACTTTAAAATATTATTTACGTACTAATAAATATAATAAAGCACATATAGCAACTGGTACTCAATATCAAAACAGTAGTGGTTGGCAATTTACAATAAGTGCTACAGACAGTAATAATTTTGATGCAGGTGATTGGTATTGGTCAGCAATTGCTACAAAAAGTGGTGAAGTATTCACATTAGGTGATGGTCAATTACTTGTAAGGCAATCTTTAATTTATAGCGGTACACCAAATGGAATTGATAATAGAACACAAACAGAAAAAGATTTAGATAATGTTGAAGCTGCAATTAGGGCAATGGTACAAGATAAAGCACAAGAATATAGTATTGGTAATAGAACATTTAAAAGAATAGAATTAGATAAATTAAGAGATCTAAGGGCAGAATTAAAAAGTAGAGTTGCAAGTGAAAAGCGGTATAGTTTAATAAGTCAGGGTTTAGGAGACCCTAAAAACCTCTATGTACGCTTTTAGGTAACTTAAATGGGCTTAATTAATGCTTGGAGGGGCTTAATTTCCTCTAATGATGATGTAAATAAGCGTAGAAATCGCTTAAAAAGAATGTATTCGGGTGCAAAATTTGATCGCACTAATATGAGTTGGGTTACACCTTTATCTTCACCTGACCAAAGTTATAAAAATTCTATTAATACTCTTAGAAAACGTGTACATGATTTAGTCCGTAATAATAATTATGCATCACAGGCCATAAGATATGCAACTAATCAAATTGTAGGTCAAGGTGTAACAATGCAAGCACAAATTAAAAGTCAGCGTGGGGGAACACCTAATACAAGAATTAATGAGAGTATAGAAAGTGAATGGAGTAGATGGGGTAGAAAAGATAGTTGTGATATACGTGGTGTTCTTTGTTTTTCTGAACTGGAAAGATTAGCTGTTAGATCAATGATAGAAAGTGGAGAATGTTTTATTGTTATTCATAGAAAAGCCTATGGCAGAAGTAAAATACCTTTTTCATTAGAAATATTAGAAGCAGAACAGTTAGATGAAGATTATAAAGGTGCTACTAAAAGTAATAAGAATGTATGGCGGTTAGGAATTGAACTAAGTCCAGAAGGTAGGGCTGTTAGTTATGCATTTCTAAAAAAACACCCTGGAGATACTAATTTTGCAACAATTCCAGAAGATAGAAGGCATATTATTGTAGCTGCAAAAGATGTTGTACATTTATTTTTGCCATTAAGACCAGGACAACATAGGGGAGTACCATTTTTAGCTAGTGCAATAAACCATTTACATCAATTAGATGGATATATAGAAGCAACAGTTGTAGGACAGCGTGCAAGTAGTGCATTAATGGGCTTTATTACAAGTCCAGAAGGTGAACTAGATGTAGGCGGTGAGGTATTTGATTATGAACGTGTTAGTGGATTTGAACCAGGTACATTTAAATATTTAGCACCTGGAGAAAGTATATCTGTACCTGATTTAGATAAGGCTAATGGAGAATTTGAACCATTTGTAAGGGCTATGTTGCGTAGTATGGCTAGTGGTCTAGGCTGCAGTTTTGAAGCTATAAGTTCTGACTATTCACAATCTAATTACAGCAGTAGCAGGTTGGCAATGTTACAGGATAGAGATCATTGGAGAACAATACAGAAGATGTTAAAAGAAAGTTTCTACCAACCTATATTTGAACAATGGCTAGAAATGGCAGTATTAAGTGGTACTTTATCGTTGCCAACATATTCAACAACACCAGAAGTATATGAAAAAGTTAGATGGGTTTGTAGGGGTTACAGCTATGTTGACCCACAAAAAGAAATTGCTGCACAAAAAGAAGATGTGGTTTTAAAACTTTAACTGATGTTGTATCAGAAAATGGTGGTGATATAGAAGAACTTTTAATAGCTAGACAGACAGAACTGGCAAAACTAGATGAAATGAATATTATTACAGATAGTGATCCATCTGCTACTAATAAATCTGGTGGTAGTCAATTTAAACCATTCAATACTGTTGATCCTTTTGGTGATACAGAAGCACCTACAGGTGAAGATGCAGAAAACGTAGCGGATGGTTCTGATGGCAGTTATTAATGGTACAGAAATAAACCTTATGCCTACTAAAGGTATGAGGGAAGCAGCAGAAAGGTATAGAGTATTTAAAAAAGAAGGTAAAAAAGGCGGTACAGAAGTTGCTGCAAGAAGAGCAACACAAATATTAAGTGGTAATGAATTATCAGCAGATGTTGTTATACAAATGGCAGCATGGTTTGCAAGACATGAGGTAGATAAAAAAGCAGAAGGGTTTAGACCTG